TCTGAGTAGTTGTTCACCCATGGGTCGGGCCAGGTCCACTCTGTTTGCAGATTCTGGTCCCTGAACCATTCATTCCATATCTTGAAATATGCCCAGAAGGGGAATGCAGTTACCTGCAATTCACTGTCTGTGTATGCCTGAGGCAGGATGCCGAAGTGGTCGAATACACTTCCCGTGAGCACGTCGGTGCTCACTCCTGTGATACGCGGGGTGATTTTTGGCACCACGAGCGTATCGTCTGTTCCCGTGATGAAGTCTTCCCACGGTTCCCACAGAATTCGGTTTGGTACGAAGAAGTAGAAGGTTTCGAGGTCGATGTCATCGACCGCCGGCGCGATCGGCGTTGCCAGTCGCGCCATGATGCTTTCCGTGTGACTCCACACGTCTCCAGGCAGCACTTCCTCGCACATGACCGGTACCAGGTCTGATGCGTCGAATGCCTGTTTTCTTGTCTGTCTCATTGCAAACTTCGAGCGCGGAATATCCGCCTTCGGTACCACCGCGAAGTTGTGCTGCCTGGCTGTTTTGTTTCTGTACATAAGCTTATTCCTTGACGTCTTTTTTCGGGTTTGTATAATTTCCGATCTCTTCTCTTATCTGGTTATCCCCAGCTTGTCCCGGTTTTCTAGGGGACAAGCTCGGGGATTAACCCATCCTTATGCGTTTGACGAGCGCCAAAGGCGCACGTCGTCAAACGCTCTTACTCTTACTCTTCGCGCGTGCGTGCGCGTTTCGCGCGCGCGCGTGCGTCTGTTCTTTGCTTAGGCGTTTGACTCGTCGTCTCCTGTTCGCTTTCGTCTCCTTTGCTTTCGCTTCATCTTTTTCTTTCAGCCATCGGTCGTAAAACTTCGGAGGTTTTTGCGGTGATCCATTCACCACGACCCGATCCCTGGCGTAAACGTGTTGGTGATTGCTTTCTATCCACGTCTTACCGATGGCTGGTTTTAAGCTCATGTACGCTCTCGGCTGCTCGATCTCGACGAGCTCGCCGGTTACCTGGTCTATTCGTACATAGCGTTTTTCGTTATTCAGTTTCTTGGTCACATAGCTAGCTGTGTACTGCGCTGTCTGGAAGTTCAGCGCTCCTACGCTTACGTGACCTTTCCCCCATATTTCGAGCAGCTTTTGATTGGTCCATAGCCTGCTCGGTTCTTCCCGCATTATCAGCCTGCGATCTGTGAAGGCCTGGCCGAACACGCACGCGTGATAGTGCGGTCTTTGTGTGTTGTCTCCGTACTCGCCTACGGCGTAGTAGCTGATTTTTCCGTATTCTTTGCGCAGCCTCTTCCAGAACGGCTGCATGTCTCGCTTGTAGTCGAGGCTCATGTGCTCGGGCACATGCTTGTCGTCATACGTCAGTGTTATGAATGACGACTCTTTGTGTCTTTGGGCTTCGTGCGTTATTCGCACGGCCCACTGTCTTGCGTGCTCCAGGCGGCACAGGATGCACTGGCCGCATGGGAGTTCTATTTTGTTCCACGCTCTGCCGTCCATCGGCAGATTAAATTTAAGGGGGCCCCCATGGGCCCCCTGGTACGCCGTGAGTTGGTTCTCACACGTCACTAAAGGCGGATCCCGCCTCTCATCACCGTACCCGGGCTGTTGATTGCCCGGCCCTTGTTCCTTGCTCTCTGGAACTTCCTCGCGTGCTTCTTGCCGCTTATGTTGCGTCGCGCCATCTTGCCTCCTCAGTCTCAGGTTTTGAGACTCGATCTTATGACCAGTTCCTACTTGATGTAACTGGTCTAGGTGACACTCGCTGCCTTGGCAGCTTCTCCCTGGTACAGGTCTTTCCCATTGGCCCCCCTGGGGCCCGCAGCGTATTCATGGAGCTCGGCTGCCTTCTTGGGCCGAACGAGGCCCTCACAGCCTCCTAGGAGCTCCCGGCTGCTTTCCACGTGTCCGTCCTCGTTGACCTTCCCGATTCGCCATACCTCGAAGTAGTGGGGCGCCTGGGCGATCGCGTCCAGGTTGCCCTCTCGGTTGATGGCCGCGGCGATCGCGGCCAGGACGTCCTTATCGTTGTTCCCGGCGAACGGGTGCATGTAGTAGTCGATCAGTCGATCTCGTACGGCGTAGATGTTCATTGTGTCACCTCTTTTCCTTCCTCTTTTTTCGGCGCCAGGATGGCGTTGATTTCGTTCCTTGTGAGTCCCACCAGTCTTTCGACGGGAATCCCCCGGAGTTGTTCGGGCAATTCTTTTCGGTGGGTATCGAGCGCGCGTCCCATTTCGATGAAGCCTCGAAGGTCTTTCGGGAGTTGGCTGAAGTCTTCATAGATGGGCTCCTTTGCTGATCCTGGGACACGTCCGGTCGTGAGGAATTGTCCCACGATGATGTTGATATCCGTGTCCCGGGCCCCGGCCTGGTCTGTCATGGTCGGGGTGCTATCGCGCGTGATCGCGCGCTCTTTGTTTCGTCTGTAGTTGTGCTTGATCTTCATGGTTACCTCAACAGTGATTTTATGAGCAGGAGTGCTTTGGAGATCATTCCTGCGCCCCAGCCGTTGCTTGTTGCGTAGGCTTCGAGGCTCTGCCACAGCTTTGCGTCTGCCTCGGCTTCCGGGATTTTGTTCTCGGCGAGTTTCGCGTTTGATTTCGCCAGGCTGACGAAGAACGGCATGGCTTTTTGCATTTGTTCTTCTTGCTGGTGCGTCAGCTGCGCGTCTGCGATGAGCTTTTCTATTTCCTTTCTGAGTTTTTGCGGGACCAGGTTTTGTCCTTCCATTCGGTATCTCAGGCTTTGGGCGCTGGCATCCTGTCCGAGGATGACGTTATTCAGCGCCTGGCCTTGTGCCTCTATCGCTGTCTTGCTTTGCTGGGTTTGCGTGAGGCCGATGTTCGCTTCCATTTGTTTTGCCTGGAGGGCGATTAACGCTTTGTTTGCTGCGCTGTGTATTGCTTCCGATGGCGCTGTTACTGCGTCCACGGTTGCGGCGCTTGTGCTTGGCGTGTTGGCGCCCCCCTGGCTGAAGGCCAGCATGGGGTTCAGTCCCGCTGCCAACATGTCTTTTGTCCCTCTTTGCCAACTGGTGTTTGACATTCGTTCCTGAAAGTCTCTGTTCTCCTTGTTGAGGCGTATGTTTGTCTTGTTTGCGCTGCTTTGCGCTGAGCCTCCGAATATTCCACCCAGGAGGCTCCCTCCTATTGCTCCGATTGCGTATCCGACTGGCATTGCCATCGTCTCCTGTGTTCTTTCAGCATCTGGTCTGCGGCCATTCCGCACTCGGTGATGCTCTTGTGAGGTGTCCCCGGCTTTGTGAAACCGGGGTGTTGTTGCATGTGGGCTATTCCACCGAAGTACAAGGCCCACAGTTGTTCATCGTCCACGTGCCCTCCTGAAGCAATATTTGGCGTCGCTGACGCGTTGCTTTACTTCAGCTGTTTTCCCTTGTTTCTTTGCTTTGCGGGCCAGTTCGAGGCAGCGGATTCCCTTCGCTTTCCAACTGCCTCTTTTGCCATACCCGCCCATTAGAAGTGGTCGATGAATCCCGGTACTGCGTACGCGGGCATCAGTCGAGCCACGTTCGATTCGTGCAAGATATCCATGATGATCTGTGCACTCCATTGCTGGTTCGGCGCTACTGCTAGCGACCGTCCCAGCGTTTCCTTTGTTTTGTCCTGTATGAATGCGTCATTTAGTGCAGGTTCGCTTCCGAATTCTTCTGCGTAATGCCACCAGTCCAGCGGCTGCGCCGCGGTGCTGCGCAGTACTCCGGTGATTTCGTTCGGTGTGTAGCGGTACTCGGCGTGTCTCTCCTGGTATCCCCAGGTTGGGTTTGCCGGTGCACCGGTCAGGTGCTGATAAATTTCCTCTGTTGCGACTGCTTGCTCTCCCAGGTGTGAGAACACCGGAAAGTAGTAGTCCAGTCGCGTTTGCCTTCTCCAGTGCCTCCTGGTTCCTTGCTGATACGTCGGCGTGGCGCGCACCGTCGCAAGTCCAATGATGTACCCGTGTTCTGTTGCACTGTAGGTGAAGGTTCTCTTGTGTCCCGATGCATGCATTTCTGCGCCCAGGTTCCCCAGGGGACTGGGTTCGCTCGGGTCTGGTTCCGCGTCATATGCCGCGGTTTGTGCAATGGGGTTCACCGTGATGGGGATCTTGGACCCCCCTATGTATTCCGGCCTCTGAGCTCGGAAGTCGGGTACCCGTACCCCGAAGTGGGCCAAGATCGATTCCACGAATCGTGATCCACCTCTTGCATCCCTTTCCAGCAATCGCTGCGTTTGAAACGCCAGGCGGATTGCGTTGATTGTCGCCGCGGTTGCTGTGCTTAAGTCGGCCGATAGGCCGCTCGTGTATTCCAGCGGCGCTCCTCCCACGGGCCCACTGGGCCCGGTGACTGCTAGTGTGGCGTCCGATTCCAGCGGGCCGCTTGCGAACGGCGCCACCGTTGACGTCCATACTACGTCTGTTCCGGTCTGCACTACTGGGGCCATGCCCCCAATTGATAGGCTTACCGGGTTTCCTTTTTGCGCGAATGGCAACGAGCTCGTGAAGTAGTCGTGCCTCTTGTTTACGCGCAGTGGCATCTGCTCCCATGCCACGTCTGGGGTTCCTTCCTGGATGATTTCGTCTGAGTAGTTGTTCACCCATGGGTCGGGCCAGGTCCACTCTGTTTGCAGATTCTGGTCCCTGAACCATTCATTCCATATCTTGAAATATGCCCAGAAGGGGAATGCAGTTACCTGCAATT